GAACACAGGGGACAGGAACACAGGGAACTGGAACACAGGGAACTGGAACACAGGGGACAGGAACACAGGGAACAGGAACACAGGGAACAGGAACACAGGGAACTGGAACACAGGGAACTGGAACACAGGGGACTGTAACACAGTTAATTTCTCTAATGGTGTTTTCTGTACTAAAGAAGATACAATAAAGATTTTTGATAAAGAAAGTAATATGACATTAAGAGAGTGGAGAGAAAGTAGAGCAAAAAGAATAATAGCTTGGAATATGGAAACAACAGTGTGGATTTATGAAAGTAGCATGACAGAACAGGAAAAAGCACAATACCCATCATATAAGACCACAGGCGGTTACTTAAAAGTATTTACTTATTCAGAAGCTTGGAAGAACCTTTGGAACAGTATTACAGACGAAGAAAAACAAGAAATAATTAATATTCCAAACTTTGATAAGAACAAGTTCAAAGAAATCACAGGAATAGAAATATAGGGAGGATTTAGATATGAGTAAATTTAAAGTTGGCGATAATGTTAAGGCAATAAGCAATAAATATGCATTTACAACATTAGAGTGTGGCTGGACTGGAGTGGTAGTATCAATATCTACTAGAGAACATTGTTTTTCTGCTAAAACTATAACCGGTCATGATTCTTCAGAAGGCCATGTATATCGCGGATTATGCTTTGAAGATTTTGAACTTATAGAAAAAGAAGAGTTCACCTTCGAGGAAGTAATCGCAAGGATTAAAGAAGGGGAAGTTTATCAAAATAGCTTAAGTAGTATATCTAAGATAGATGGATGCATAGAAGTTGTCAGCATTAATAGAAGTGGTCGCACTATCCCAAAAGGTGAGGAATATACTGTAAGATTTGAAACTAATAACTATAAACTAGTTCCACAAAAGAATAATTACCTACTATTTGAAGTAGAACACCAAGAAGGTGGGAAAAGGTATTTGTTCAGAAGTGATTGTAACTACAACTTAGGTGATATTGTAATCTGCCAAACAAGTCTTGGTAAGTCATATGGAAAGATAGTTTATAAAGTAATTAAAGAACTTACAGAAGAAGAGTTTAAGGCATACAAGCCAATAATAAAGTCAGTTTAGGGGGTGCAATATGGACGAAAGATTGATTGAAATATTCAAACTGGTGTTTTTACTTAATCAAAAGGGAAAAGATTTGCAATTAACTTTAAGGGATTGTTCTCTTGAAATAATCGATAGTGATTGCCATAACATAATCCCTCATTGGACAGATAATATTTACCTTGGTGAATTTTGGAAAGATGATTATGACGATATGGTAAATAACACTTTAGAAATGCTTAAAGGAATGTTAGAAGGTGCTGAAAATGAGTAACATTCCGGATTGTTGGTATGAATACAGACATGAAAACCCACAAGCTAAGAAAATATATACTTGTAGCTGCTGCGGCGGAGGAGTTTACGTGGGTGATGCTTACTGGAATATAAGCGGTCAAATAATCTGCGAGGAATGTATAGAGCATCTAAAAAATGAAGCAGAGGAGGGATAATAATGTACGAAAATTGTAAATTACAGAATATAAAAACTGTACTAGCTTGTTGTGGTGACAAGATGACAGATAAAGAACTTACTCAAATAGCAATTAGAGTAAATGCAGCTAAAGAAAGAATTGATAAGGAGGAAAGAAATAATGGCTAATGATATACAAACTCTAGTGTTAAAGAACACTAATACTCAACTTTCTTCAATGTTGGAAAAAGAAGCACAAGCCTTACCAAAAGGTTTTAATACATTAAGATTTAAGCAAAATGCAATGACAGTATTAAGCAGTTTAGATTTAAGCAAGATGAGAGGGCAAGAGTTTAACCTTGCTAGGTGCATTATAAAAGGTGCTTACCTTGGGTTAGATTTCAGCAACAAGGAATGCTATGTAATTACCTATGGTGGTAAGCCAGAGTTTATGACCGATTATAAGGGCGAGGAAAAGTTAGTTTATAACTATTCAGTAAGACCAGTTAAAAATATATATTCCCAGGTAGTTAAAGAAGGGGAAAAATTCGAGATCATTACCAATGGAACTGAAAAGACAATAATTCATAACCAAGGCATAAGTGACAAGCCAATAATTGGGGCATATACAGTCGTAACTTATGAAGACGGAACAATAAATACAGAAATAATGACTAGAAAAGAGATAGAAGTTGTTAGAGATAAATTTAGTAAGCAATCCAGGGGTAAGGCTTGGGGCGATAGTTTTGGCGAAATGGCTAGAAAGACAGTATTAAGAAGATTATGTAAGCACATTCAACTTAATTTTGATACTATTGAACAACAACAAGCTTGGAATTCCACTTCTGATGTTAATTTCGAGGATAAACCTACAGAAGTTACCAAAAGTCAAATTGAGAAAGATTTAGAAGCAGACGGAACTATTAAAGATGTAAGTTTTGAGGAGGTTCAAGAATAATGAGCGGAAAAGAAGCAATGTTTGAAGAAATAGAATTTTTAAGAAGTGATATAGAAAAGTTTAAAGAAGATATTCAAGAATTAAAAAATGAAAATGAAGAACTAAAAGATGAAAATAAAGATTTAAAAGATAGAAATGAAGATTTAGAAAATTTTGTTGAAAATATAAAAACTGAACTAAGGTGGTTGTAATGAAAATAAACAAAGATAATTATTACTCATCAGAAGCCGATTTAAACACCATGTCGGTGAGCCAATATAAGTTATGGCTTAAGTGTGAAAGACAAGCCCTAGCGAAGATTAGAGGGAAATATAGGCAATCTGAAACAGATGCCTTTCTCCTTGGTAAATATGTACACGCGTTCAGCGAGGGAACACTAGAAAAATTCAAAGAAGAAAATCCAAGTTTGTATTCTAGCCAAGGTAAAACCAAAGGACAGTTAAAGTCCACTTTCAAGGTAGCTGAAACAATGGTTAAGGCATTGGAGGAAGATAAAGCTTGTATGAAGTTCTTGGATGGGGAGAAGGAAGTAATAATCGAAGGTGAGTTATTTGGGGTTCATTGGAGGGGCATGGTTGATGTTCTTAACCTAGAAAAAGGGTTCTTCTCCGACCTAAAAACCACCCAAGGTATTCATAAGAAATATGGGGGATTAACTTTCATAGAGCATTACGGATATATAGAACAGATGGCAATATATAGAGAATTAATTAAGCAGCAGTTTGGAAAAGATTTAATTCCTTACATTGTGGCAGTAGAGAAGAACGATAACCCACTAAAGGCAATCGTGAGGGTTGATGAATATTACACCCAGCCAAAGCTATCGGAAATTGAGTTCAATATGGAACGTATTAAACAAGTCAAGAATGGTGAGGTTGAACCAATCGGCTGCGGTGAATGTGATTATTGCAGAAAAAACAGTAAGGTTACACAGATTTTAAGTATAGAAGATTTGTAAGGCGGTGATAATTTGGCAGAAGTAAAATGGATAAAACTTAATACAGATATGTTCGATAATGCGAAGATTAAGTATTTAAGGACTTTACCAGAAGGGGACAAGATAGTCCTAATATGGGTGATGTTACTTGCTAAAGCTGGTAAATGCAATGCAAATGGATATATTTTCTTAACCGAAACTATTCCATACACTCAAGAAATGTTAGCAGCTGAATTTGATTTTGAGATAACAACAATTCAATTAGCGTTAGGCTCACTTATGAAACTAGGAATGATAAACCTTGATGAAAGTAATCTTTGTATTACTGGCTGGGAAGAACATCAAAATGTTGAGGGACTAGATAAAATAAGGGAACAAACAAGGTTAAGAGTGGCTAAATACAGAGATAAACAAAAGTTAATACCATGTAACGTTACAAGTAACGTAACAGTAACGCAAGGTAACGGAACAGAAGAAGAAAGAGAAGAAGAAAAAGAAAGAGATAAAGATAATAATAAAAAAGAAAAAAGGAAAACTGAATTTGATTTATTGATAGAAGGATATACAGAAGATTTACAGTTAAGAAATACAATATATGAGTTTCTAAAGATGAGAAAGGCAATAAAAGCACCAATGACAAGTAATGCTTTAAAGCTAATGCTTAATAAATTGGATAGATTGGCACCTAATGATATACATTGTGATACCAGGATAGCAATATTGGAACAAAGTATTATGAACTCCTGGAAGGGAATATTTGAACTTAAAGAAGAGCTTAAAAAGAAAGTAGTTCCGGAGGATAGACACTATGGATTTGATGGCTAATGAGGAAATTGAACAAAATGTACTTGGTGCGATACTGGTTGATAGCAGTTTATTCTATAAGATTTTAGACTTGAATGAGGAAGTATTCTATTCTACTGCACATCAAACTTTATTTAGAGCCTTTAAAAGCGTTTCTAAGGAGTTTCAAAAGATAGATATAGGATTAGTCGGGAATCATATTAAAACCTTTCAGCCGAAGGGATTGACCATCTCATACGTGTCTAATTTAATGCTATCCGTTCCAAGTACAAGTAATTTTGATGAATACCTGGATATATTAATAGACTTGTACCAAAAACGAGAGATAAGAAAGCTATTTCAAAAAGTGGACTTTAAAGAAAACAGTAACTTAATAAAAGAAAAGTTACTAGGTGCTTTAAATAATGTGTACCAGCAAAAAGCTAAGGATATAAACACCGGCGAAATGGTTATGAATAGACTTGATTCGATACTATCCCACGAAGAAAGAAAAGGACTAAAAACAGGATTTTGGGCGATAGATAATAACTTAAAAGGCTTTCATGGTGGAGAATTGATAACAATAGCAGCTAGATCACAAGTTGGAAAAACCACTTTTGCAGTAAATGTGTTCACTTACATGGCTTTGTATGGATATAAACCACATTATTTCAGCTTAGAAGTTCCACGAGAAGAAGTGTTAAATAAAATGCTTTCTTTACAGAGTGGCATTGAAAGTAAGTATATAAGGTTTAACAACGTACCGCAAGAAGATGAGGAAAAACTGGTACAAGTTGGTTCAATACTGGCTGGTAAAAACTTTTATATTCGTGATGATAGAAGCGATATTGAAGCGATAACCATGAAAATAAGGGAAGAAGTAATAAACAATAACTTAGATATAGCATTTATTGACTTAATTAATAGAGTTACTACCAAAGAAAAGGCTGGAACTAAGGCTGAATACATTGGAAATATAACAAGAAGGCTAAAATTACTTGCTATGGAGTTAAATATTCCAATAGTAATCATGGCTCAAATTAATAGAACAGTTGATAAGCAAGTAGATAAAAGACCAACGTGTGCTGATTTAAAAGAAAGTGGAAGCATAGAAGAAGATTCAGATGTAATAATCGGACTTTATAGGGACCCGAGGTTATCAGATGCAAACTATAGAAGGGATAATAAGATTGAAGCTGATTTTACTAGTGATAATCCAGACAAAAACCCAGAACGTATAGAAATGATTTTTATGAAGTCTAGGTATACAGGAAACGGAACAATTCCACTAAGATATTCGGGAAATATAAATAAAATATCAGATGTTTATTAAAAATAGGAGGAATTTATGGATAGTTACTTATCAAAATTGGTTGAGTTGATAAAAGAAGGTAAAACCAATAAGGAAATAAAGGATGAATTTTGGGTTAATGATTCCCAATTAACCTATATGAGAAACAAGTTAGGGATATTCACTAAAAATAATAGAAAGAGGGTATAGAAATATGAATAAATGTGTATTAATTGGAAATTTAACTAAAGACATAGACTTAAAATTTCAAGCTGGAAGTGGTTTAGCAATAGGAAAGTTCAGTTTAGCAGTTGCTAGACAAAAGAAAGGTGAAACAGATTTTATTAACTGTATAGCATTTGGTAAAACTGCTGAAACAATGAGCCAGTATTTATTTAAGGGTTCAAAAGTGGCTATTGAGGGACATATACAAACTGGAAGTTATACCAATAAAGAAAGTCATAAGGTTTATACAACAGATGTTGTTATAGATAGATTTGAATTTGTTGGTGGCAAGAATGAGGGACAAGCACCAAGTGGCAATCAATCAAGTTTTGGAAATGATATAGTTCCAGATAACGATATTGATTGTCCATTCTAAAGTCGTAATTGCAAGAAAGGGTAAATAAAAAGAAGTAATACTAGTTAATGTGTATGGCCATACCTTCAGACGTGGAGGGAAATATAAAGTGAAGATAAAAACAGAATTATATAATGACAATTTTCAAAATTATAAAAGGTATAACATACCAAGGGCGCAGTTAGTTATAGCAGATATTCCATATAACGTTGGCACTAACTTTTATGGAAGTAATCCTATGTGGTATAAAGGCGGAGATAATAAGAATGGTGAGAGCAAATTAGCAGGCAAAGCTGCATTTAATTCGGATTTTAATTTTAATATTGCAGAGTATTTCCATTTCTGCAACAGGTTATTAAAGAAAGAACCTAATAAGCCGGTGCCAAGAGGAAGAAGTTCAGATGCGCCATGTATGATTATATTTTGTGCTTTTGAGCAAATAGAAAGTGTAAAACAGTACGCTAAGAAATATGGATTTAAAAATAGTATTCCATTAGTGTTTATAAAAAATTATAGCCCACAAGTATTGAAAGCAAATATGCGAATTGTTGGTGCGACAGAATATGCATTAGTGCTTTATAGAGATAAGCTACCTAAATTTAGAAATGGCTTACAGGTAGATGAGAATGGAAAAAATATAAAGGGGACAGGGCATATGATTTTTAACTGGTTTGAATGGAAGAGAGATAATACAAAAGAATATCCTAAAATTCATCCATCACAAAAACCGGTTGGATTATTGAAACAGTTAATAGAAATATTTACTGATGAAGGGGATGTTGTAATTGACCCTTGCGCAGGAAGTGCTACAACATTAAGAGCGGCTATGGAACTTAATAGAAATTGTTATGGGTTTGAAATATCTAAGGAATTTTATAAAAAGGCTAAAGAAAATATGTTAGCAATGGAAACTCACAATAAAGATATTAAAACAAAGGTAAATGAAGTGCTAGAAGGACAATATTCAATGTTTTAGAGCAGAATGTATAGAAAACACGACATAACTGAATAGGGGTTAAGTTTATAAGCTTAATATAGGACAAGTTAATAACATAGGCTTAACCCTGTATTATCAATTAATAATCAAGTGATAAGGAAGTGATTAGATGACTAGAAGTGAGTTTTTTGAAGAGTGTGCATATTATAATGACTGTTCTAAATGTCCTTATGCAGATGAAGCAGAATGTGATTATGGCCAAGGATTAAGTTATAGATGCACAGTAAATATTGATGAATTGGAGGATGATTAATTGAGGTACAAGTATTCAGATGTAGAATTAAAAAAACTTCTTAAAAATCTTTGTATTGTAATTGACACTAGGGAACAAGTTAATAAGCACATTACAGATTATTTTGATAAGAAGAAGATTAAATATAAAGTCAGAAAGCTAGACCAAGGAGACTACAGTTGCTATATCGAGAGTAATGAAGAAACTCAACCTTTAGGAGTAATAAGAGATTGGTACTTTGATAATCAGATAGCCATAGAACGTAAAAACTCGGTAGATGAATTAATCCAAAGTATCAAGGATAGAGATAGATTTGAAAATGAATTTGCAAGGCTAAAGATGTACGGAATAAAAGTTCATATGATAATCGAGGATAAGGATTTCTATACTAAGTTGGCGACTGGTGATTATAGAAGCGAGTACAAGAAGGAAAGTGCAGTAGCAAGTTATGAAACTTTAATATCCAGGTACGATATATCAGTTCAAGGACACGAAAAAAGGGAAGTTGGCTATAGAATACACAAGATTTGCTATTACTTTGTAAGAGAACTTATTAAAAACATAGGGTACATGGAGGGAGGAAAATAATGATAGATTACAAAAAGGCACTAGAACTTAAGCAAGAGGGTAAACCATTAAAAGAGATTATGGAAGAGTTAAACATAGAGGTGAAATATAAGACATTTCAGAAAGCGTTATATGAGTATGAAAAGACAGGGCATGAAAGAGAATTTAGAAAAATAGAGAGTTTAGATGCAGACCTTCGAGAAGTGGTTTTAGAAGCGGTTAGAAAGGGGACAACCTTAGAGGAATTAGAATACCAAGGAATAAGCAGAAGGGTGTCTAAGGCTATAATAGAGGACTTAAAAGAGGAAGGATACGAGATAGGCGAAGTAAACGGAACAATATCGATACTGAAAACGGTAATAGGCCCAGTTGAGGAACATAAGGAAGAATGGAATGGTGAGGAAGAAATAATTTTTGGGGTTGTGTCAGATACCCACTTATGCAGCAAGTACCAGCAGATAACATTCCTTAATGAAGCTTATGACAAGTTCAAAGAATTAGGAATCAAGAAGGTTTACCATTGTGGGGACATATCGGACGGATATTATAAGAATCGAGATCAACAAGTCTATGAAATATTTAAGCATGGGGTAGATGAACAAGCGGATTATATTATTGATAACTATCCAAGCAGAGAAGGGATAACCACAGATTTTATTATAGGAAACCATGATAACACTCATATCATCAATGGAGGGGCAAATATAGGCAAGAGAATCGCCAGGGAAAGAAAAGATATGAATTATCTAGGTCACTCATTTGCTAAGGTTTGGCTAACTCCAAAATGCGACATGGATTTGGTTCACCCAATAGATGGCTCAGCTTATGCACTTTCATATAGTGGTCAAAAGTATTGTGATAGCTTAAGTGGTGGGGAAAAGCCAAAGATTATAGCTATGGGACATCATCATAAATTCTTCTATATGTTCTACAGAAATATTCACTTTATAGAAGTACCAACTACCCAAGCGCAAACTCCATTTATGAAAGGTAAGAAGTTACCAGCTTATACAGGAGCATTGATATGCCGACTTAAGGTAGATGCAGAAGGAACAATAAAGAATTTCAATGTTGAGTTATTACCACTTTACAAGGCTTTGGAAAATGATTTTTAAGAGGGGTTAAGTCCCCTCTAAGGAGGTAAATTATGAAAGTCGAATTTAGCAATCAAGAATTGATAGATATATACAGTTGTATAGGGGCAGTGATATTAAACAATTCAGAAATAATAGATAAGCAAAATAATAGCGGAAAGAAATTTAATAATAGGTTAGAAGAAGAAAATAGAAGATTAATGGAATTAACACCTAAAGTATTCAAATTAATAGATTGGGGGAATAATTAATGACTTTAGAAGAGTTTAAAGAACACGCAAAGATTATGGACAAGGAAGAGTTTATACAACGCATGGTAGAAGGAGGTTCTGCTACTTGTCCTAGCAAATATGGTTTAGAAGAAAGTTGTGGCAGAGATTGTGAAGAATGTGCAAGAAATGCAGTAAAAGACATTAAGTTCAAAGATGATATAGAAAAAGATTTCATAGAAGCAATAAATAAACAACCAATTATTGTTTCTGATAGCGTTAATCATCCTTCTCATTATACTCAGGGCAAAATAGAAACCATAGATAAAATAGAAGATGTTTTGGGATTGGAAGGATTTCAAGCTTACTGTGTGGGTAATGCTATTAAGTATTTGGATAGATATAAGTTAAAGAACGGATTCGAGGATATAAAAAAGGCTAAGAGATACTTGGAGTTTTATATTGAGAAAACGGAGGGTAAATAGTATGAAATTTATAACAGTAGAGCACTTTCAAGAACAACCAAAGGAAGTACAAGAAGTGTTATTAGATTGGTGGAATTGTGAGCCTCACGACATATATGCTTGGGTTATGGATACAAAAGGTAATAAGTGGTGCATAGAAAGTTGTAGTAATCAGATTCAGGCTGATACGATAAACAAAGGTAAAGCAGTAGATTTTTGTATCCCACTATTTACAGAAGGACAAATTAGAAGGTTTATAGAGGATAAATTAGATATGAAAATACAATGTGAGATACACCCTTTAACTTTAGATTACATTGTATTAGTTAAAAATAATTCAGGTAATAAAGTATGGATACATACTGGTAAAGAAGATTTATTACAAGCATATTGGAAAGTGGCATGTATGATAGTTAAGGAGTGATTGTATGGATAGAAAGGAAATTCAAGATAGAATAGAACAGAATAAAAAGGCTTTAGCTGATTTGGATAAGAAGTATTTAAAAGCTTTTGCACCAGAAGGGTACAAGAGTGGGACAAGCTATAACGACTATGACACGATACACGGAAGCAGAAAAGACCCACGAATAACAGAATACTTTGAAGAACGTAAGAAGATATTAACCTTAATAGAATTAGATGAGGGATTGCTAGATAAGGTTGATATGGTAGATGTAGACGAAGATGAGTATTTAAAAGTGCTAGATACCAATATTAAAAAGGTTAAGTTCTTAAGAGATGTAAAAGGATATACTCAACAGGAAGTATCTGATAAGTTAAAACTGGGATTAAGGACAGTTCAAAGAATAGAAAAAGAGATACGTAATTTGTAGAAAATGCGAAGTGATTGGAGAAATAAGTAATATGTTTAAAATAGAAGAATTATTAAATAAATGGGATAAGAACAAACCAGTTAGTTTAAGAAAAATACAAGAACATGCTCAGTGTATTCGATGTATTAATAGAAATTCAGAAAGGTGTAAAAGTAAAGATAAATTCTTAATAAGAGTTTGCTATGATTTTATTCCAAGAAGTTCAAAAACTGAAAATCCATTTTAATTAGTTCATAATTCTAAGAAAGGATAAAACATGAACTTATGTATGTATTGTAAGCATCAGGTATTTAAAAGGTGTCAATATTATTGCACTAAGCATAAAAGAAGATTAAAAAGAAATGAAAAAGGTAGTATATATCAATTATGTAGAAAGTACGACAGTAAATAAAGGAGGTGAGATAATTATGTTTAAAGCTACTATTGATTTTTTTGATGAATACAAAAAGTATTATATATTGGCTAATAGTAGAGCAGAAGCAAAAAGCAAATTAGAGAGATACTTAAAAGGAATAGATTTTGTTTGTTATGAACTTGAAACAGTAGAATGTGATTTAATAATAAACTAATTCACAATACTAAGAAATGGCGTAAAAGTGGCGGTAAGTTGTCAGTAAAGTGGCAGTACCATTTGATTTTTAATGTGTTATAATGGTATTAAGTTAAAGTGTAAGATAAGTCGGGAGATTAAATTCTCTCGGCTTTTTGTTTTGCTTTAAAACTGACTGTGAAGCTTAGCTATATTGGCCTTGCTAAGTGGAGTTTGGAATAGGGTGCATTATTTAGCAATAAGTCTATGGCCAAATGCAACAAGTCTAAATATGGGGTTGGAGTTATAAGGGTTTACCAACGTGTCAGTAAGGGAGTGGAAGGCTGATGTATAAAACTACTGGAGGTGAATGGGTTGGAGAGATATATCAAGAAAGTTTTGCTATTTGGCAAGGATGAAAAGAATAGAGAGTGTATTTGCAGTTTCTTTAATCCTAGTTGCCAAAAGGGTTATAACGGAGAATGTGAAGAAGTAGAATGCACCATAGATAGATTTGGTGGTATAAAAGAGTGCTTTAAGAATAATAAAAGAGATCATGCTAAAAGTGATATATAAAGTGTTGGATTGTTGGTAGAAAGGAGGTAAGTATAAAATGGCTTTAACGGATAAACAAAGAGAAGCTATTGAATATATCGTAAAAGGTGAAAACATTAGTAATGTTGCCAAGTTAGTAAAGGTTAATAGAACTACTATTTACGAATGGATGAAAAAAGAAGAATTTAAGAGTGAAGTAGACAGGCTTACAACAGAGATAAAAAATGGAGTTAAACAAAAGATTAATGCTAAAATAGATTCAGTGCTTGACCAAGTGTACAAGATAGCCACTACAAGCAAGAGTGAGAAGAATAAGCTAGATGCCTGTACTTATCTGCTAGACCAAGCTTTAGGAAGGGCTACAAGCAAGGTTGCTGATGTTACGGACAAGGAAGCAGATAATGCTAAGGTTGACTTAGATAGCGAGATGAAAGACCTCGATAATGTGGTTGATTTCGGCAAAGTTAAGGCGAAATAATTTAATACTTCGCGTAGAGCAACGCGAAATAATAAAAATAACGCCAAAAGTTTAGTGAGAGTAAACAGAAAAGCGTTAAAAATCAGCTAATTGTGAGCCAAGAATGGCTTAAACACTAGTCTTGTTAGTTACTTCGCAAAAAGGAGATTTAGCGAAATAATTTACTGTGTGCTATTTAACTCCTAGATAGGGGGCGTGGTTCTAATTTGCCACTCTCTCTAGGGCGGTACTTTAGCTATATAATTTTTATAATAATTTTTCAAACTCGAAAGGAATGAGTGTTTTGGATGATTTCCATAAAGCAAATACTAAGAAAGTTACTTCTTATGATTTAAATGCTAAATGTGTATGTATAAAATCCAAAAACAAAAAGAATATGAAACGATTATGCAATAAGAAAGCTAGAAGAGAAACCAATATGATTATAATAGATGAATTTGCATTTAAAGATTAGCAAATAAGCTAGTCTTTTAATTTTGCCTATCTACCAAGTGTAGAAAAGGACTCTGGAATACTTAATGAGTAATCCGGTTTTTTATGGAAAGTTGTCCGAGAGGTTTAAGGTGCTTGTTTGCTAAACAAGTGATGTGAAAGCATCCACAGGTTCGAATCCTGTACTTTCCGCCATAAGCCAACTATGACCTTGTATGCAATTGGGAATACAAGCGAGTGAAGCAATAAAATATTACCGATACAAGATATAAGTCTTTACCCTTTAAAAGCATTCTTGTATTGGAATTATTAAGGAGGTATGAAGATGATACAATTTGACGGATATGAATTAACTGAAAATCAGTATAATCTTTATATCCTTAAGAAACATCTGATTAGGTATACTGGCGATATTTTAAAAGCCAATATGCTGATTGAAAAACATAAAAAGAACTTATTCGGTAAGAATGGATTAGCAGTAGCACTCGGAGAGCATGACTTTGAGTTTTATTGCTTATATTTTTTACAAGATACATTTGTACCTAAAGAAGATAATACAGCTAGAAACCTTGCACCGGTTCACCTTGAAATATGGGAAGAACTAAGCAAGATATTTATAGATGATTTGTACGACAAAGAGGAATTTGTACTTCCTAGAGGTTGTTCTAAGTCAACTATTATAAATAAAGCTTTAAGCTGCTATGCACATTGTTATAAAAAAAGTAGGTACACTATTGTAATTGGTAATAAAGAAAGTGATGCTACCCAATTTATTGATGATACTAAGCAAATGCTAAGTAATAAATACATAGTTCAAGGATTTGGTATTTTAGTTAATAGAAAGGAAAGGACAGTTAATAAGATTGAACTTGAGTTAACTAATGATACTAAAATTCAAGCCTTTTCTTGGGGTTCTTCTGTAAGAGGTACTACTTATGGATGTATAGATGGTATATTTAGACCTTCTTTAGTTATATGTGATGATATTCTTAGTGAAGATGATATTTTAAGTGATGGTGCTAAAGAAAAAGTAATTAAAAAGTATTATACAGAAATTGCCGAGGTTGGTGATACAGAAGTAATAAGAAATGGTGTAAAGATTAAAGCTGCTACCAAGTTTATTATTATTGGTACTCCACTGGCGCCGGATTGCTTTATTAATACAATTAGGCAAGATAGCACATTTAAAGTATTTAAAAGAAGTGTGTGTGATTTTGATGTTGATGAATACTTTGAGAATAATCAATGTTGGTTACATTATAAAAAGATACTTCTTAATGACAAAATTGATAAAGAAGAAAAAGAGATCTTATTAAAAGAATACTATTCCAAGCATAAAGGTGAAATGGAGTTTAAGACCATTTGGGAAAAGTACCAATGTGACAAACTGGCGCAGAAATACTTCACAAAAAGAACTGCTTTCATGCAAGAACTTATGTGTTCTACTGAAAAGATAGGGGAAAAGTGGTTTAAGAGCATGAGAACTCAGTCTAAAGAACAGATTGAGGATAATTATTTCTTAAAAACAATGTTATGCGCTGACCCAGCTTCTACAGTTACAAGAACTTCTGATAGTACCGCTTTGTGTGTTGGCTCACTTGCCAATAATGGGTTTAAATATGTTAGAAAAGGAATATTAGCAAAGTTAGGCTTTGAAGAGTATTGCCAAAAGGTGGTTGAGTTATTTAAAGAATATACTCAAGTAACTCACATTTATATTGAAAAGAATACATTCCAAGGGGCAGATGTAATTAGAATAAAAGAAATTATTAATGCTGACCCAACTTTAAGAAATAGGCCAGTTACATTTATCAATGAAATGCAGAAAAAAAATAAAGATAACAAAATATCAGCTATGGTTGATGATGTTAATTCTGGACAAGTTATATTTAATGAAGATGATAAAGAGTTTAATCAGCAAGTATTAGATTTTGCTGGTCAACTTTATTCTTTGCATGATGATGCTCCCGATGTAACAAGTGAGTTTTGGAAGAGAATAGATGAAATAGAAGTCAAGCCAAGCTTTTCAATAACAACTTGGGATGAATTATATGATTAAGGAGGTGTGCGTATGGACCCAAAAGAACTAGAGTTAATACAAAAGTGTCATAGTGATTTTGAAACTAAGAAAAGTTACTATGATGATATAAATCGCTATTATTATGGGAATACTGATTCTTTGGTCAACTTTGTGCCACGAAAAGGGCGCTCTAATTTAAAGGCTAAAGCTAATTTTATGCAGAAGTTAATTGATGAGGAAGCACAATATAGTTTTGGTAATGATATCACATATATTGCTAAAGATGATAATAAACAAGTCATTAAAGATATTGACTATAATTTGAGTAATAACAATGAGGATCACGATATTAATTTAGGTATAGATTTAATTAAATTTGGTATTGTTTATGAAATTAGCTATTTAATTGAATATGAGCCTAAAAAGTTTAAGTTTAAGAACAAAATTGTAAGTCCGTTAAATGGATATATGTATATAGTAGATGAAGAACCAAAATACTTTATACATACTTATAAAAAGCAACTTGATGAAAAAGAATATATAGATGTTTATACAAATAAATCTATATTTCATTTTGATTCAACGTGGACAGAGGTAAAACCAGCTACACAACATTACTTTGGAATTGTTCCAGTTGGTTTTGGAATGGTCGGAGGTAAAAGATACAACGAAGATAAGGGCTATATTGAAGGGGATAAGACTATTTATAGAACCATAAAAACAATACAAGATGCTTTTGAAACAAATTTAAGTGATATAGTTTGTGAAATTTCTGATTTAAGAAATGCAATACTTAAACTTTATGGGGTTGAAAGCGAAAATGAGGTTGATGAAGAAGGAAAGATTGTTCTTGATGAAAAAGGTAAGCCTAAAAAGAAACAGCCAGTAATAAAAGATAATACAGTTCTGTTATTCGGAGATAAAAAATCACAGGATGCAGAATGGCTTATTAAAAATATAAATGATACTTTCATTAAGAATACTAGGGATGACTTGAAAGACCTTATTTATACTCTTACTAGTCATATTGATAGCAACGAAAAAATGCAAAGTAACTTGTCAGGGGTTGCATTAAGAAGCAGACTACAAAGCTTAGAAGCTAAATGTAAAATGAATGAAAAAGCTATGAAGAATATTATAAGAACTAGGTTAACTTGTTTGTTTAAGTTTTTGTATTTAACTGCTAGTAAGAAATATGATATTAACTTAATAAAAATAGAGTTTACTCCTAATGTTCCAGTTGATGAAACTTCAATAGCACAGATGATTTCACAATTACCACATGAAGTTGTGTCAAATGAAACTAAGAGAAGTTGGTTACCTCGTATTGATAATCCTGTTACAGAAGGGGAAAAGATTAAAAAAGAGGAAAACGAAATGTTTGATTTAGATACAATATCCAAAGAGGGTGTTGTAAATGAATAAAGACCAGAAGCTTTTTAGAGATAAGTTTATTGAGTTTGCAGAAGAACTTTATAAGCAAGGTGATAAAGAACTTTTAAATCTACTTAGGCAACAAAAAATAGATAGAGATAAGGTACTAAATGAAGTTGGAATGATATTGTTAAGATATGATATTAAAGACACTTCTTTAAACCTATCTCACGCTGAATACAAGAAGGAATACAAGAATTTAGATATACTTATTAGCAATACTTTTGAAAGCCAATACAATGGCGAGAAGGTGGCTACAGACAAGCTATTAAAAATGATAGCAGAGGATAAGTATTATTCTAATTCTTTTTTATTGTCGCTAGGTTTGGATTTTAAGCTGAATAAGATAAAAACTAAAGATATAAAGAAAATATTAAATGCAACAATAGAAGGTAAGAACTATAGTGACCGAATATGGACTAATAAAAATAAAGTTGCCAAGGTTATTAAGAAAGAAATGAAAGACTTCCTACAAGGTAATACCAATGTAAATGATATTTATAAAGTTGTTAAAGATAGATTTAATCAAAGTGCGTACATAACTAGAAGGTTAGTTCAAAATGAAGTTGGAAGAGTTCAAAATGAAGCAAATGAGTTATGGGCTAAAGATAATGGAATTGAATACCAACTTTTTGATGCAACTTTAGATAATAAAACTACAGAGTTATGTCAATCACTAGATGGTACAGTTTATAGGGCTGATGACCCTAACAAGAGAATACCTAATATTAATACTCATGTTAATTGTAGAAGTTGTCTTATTTCTTTACCTAGCAAAGATTATAAGCCACGTTCAAGAATAAATAATATATCTAAAAAAGATATAGATTGGACTACTTATAAAGAATGGAAAAGTAAAAATGTTTAATTAGCACTTAGGAAACTAAGGCTTTTTATTATGCCTTTTATAGCTTACCACAAGGCTTTAAAGAATGGGATAGCAATAATATTAAGTTGAACTTTATGGGGCATTTATGAACTGTAAGGGGCAAGGAGGATATATGAAAAAGAGTGATTTATTAAAACTAATAGAAACAATAGCTGATGATGGGGACATAAACGAAGTAATCCTTGGGGCTGACGAGTTTAAGGGATTAGGGAAAGTGGACTTATCTAAGCTAAGTACTGATGAGTTTAAAAACTTACTAACAACAAATGAAGCAATTAAAGGTTATATGACTTCTCGTGATGATAGCATTAGGTCATCTGCGGTAGAAACCTTCAAGAGCGGCAAAATGAAAGAACTTATAGATAAGGCGGTTGAAGAAGCAAAGAATGGAAAGAAAACTCCAGAGCAAGAAAGAATCGAAGAATTGGAAAAGCAATTTGCTGAATCACAAGCCCAAATTCAAAGACAAAATACCATTAACAAATATACAGGAGTTTTAAAAGAAAAGGGATTACCTACTGAACTAGTAGATTTTGTTTATGGCGATGGTAAAGAAGAAACTATTGATAAGAATATTGAAACATTAGGGACAGTGTTTACTAGTGCTATCGATAGTGGTGTTAAATCGAAGTTAGGTACAAGTTCTTATGTACCACCAAATGATGATGCAACAAATGCACTTGATGCACAAATTGCCAGTGCAATGGGTGTAAAATAATTTATTTAAAAAGGATAGGTGATATTTTATGGCAAATACATTAGCGTATGCAACTTTATTTCAACAAAATTTAGATAAGGCAGCAGTTCAACAAGCTAGAACTGGCTGGATGGAAGGTAATGCTGGACAGGTAATCTATAAAGGTGGTAAGGAAGTAAAGATTCCTAAGCTTTCTATGGACGGATTAGGGGACTACGATAGAAATGGTGGTTTCAATGGTGGTTCAGTTACTTTCGAGTATCAAACAAAGCAAATGACACACGATAGAGGTAGATCATTCTCTATAGATGAACTTGACGTTGATGAAACTAATTTTGTAGTTACTGCTTCAACTATAATGGGAGAATTCCAAAGAACTAAGGTTGTACCAGAAATTGATGCAACAAGAATAGCTTCTCTTGCAACTATGGCTATTGGAGTTGCTGACGACACACAAGTCAAGTATGGATATACACCAGCAAAGGCAAGTATCGTTGACGAAATTAAGGCTGGTATAAAGAGAATAAGGGAAGAAGGATTTGAAGGCGATTTAGTCTGCTATGTAACTTATGATGTTTCAATGTTAGTTAGTCAATATTATGGCGAAAAGTTATCGGCTGCAACATTTGCAATTAATGGAGTAGATACAAGAGTTCCAGCAATAGATGGCGTACCACTAGTAGAAATGACTTCTAACAAAATGTACACAAAGTTAAAGTTTAATGATGGTAAAACATCAGAGCAAACAAAAGGTGGTTTTGAAAAGGCTTCTGATGGAAAGTCAATTAACTTCTTATTAGTGGCTAAAGAATGCCCTATTGCAGTTTCAAAAACAGATAACATGAGAATTTTCAGCCCAGAAATAAACCAAAAGGCTAGAGCTTGGGCCATGGATTATAGAAAATTCCACGATATATGGGTTCCAGATAACAAATTAAAAGGTTTATACGTAAGTGTAAAAGAAGCAAAGTTACCCTAGTGAAGCCCTAGACAATGCTAGGGTTGGAAAAGCCAAAGTTGGTAAAGCAAAAGTAGGAAAGGGTGAATAGTATGGCGTATAAAAAGCAAACTTGGAACGATAACGATGTAATAACAAAGGCTAAATTAGATCATATAGAAGAAGGTATTGCAAGTATAGAACTTACTCCAGGACCTAAAGGAGAAACAGGTGCACAAGGACCAGCAGGACCACAAGGTGCTACTGGTGAAACTGGACCACAAGGACCAGCAGGACCTACAGGACCTAAAGGAGAAACAGGTGCACAAGGACCAGCAGGACCACAAGGTGCAGATGCAGTAATCAATAAATTAAACAAAGTAGATGCTTTAGCTGCTGATTCTGCAACTACACAGCAAATAGCAACTGCATTTAATAGTTTAATTGCAGATTTAAAAGAAAAAGGGTTGATGAATAGTCAATAGAAAGTAAGAGGGGGGGACATCCCCTCTTTTTTAGAGGTGATTAGATGTTTACAGATTCCGAATTAGAAGAAATGGCAATATTGGCTATATACAATTATTTTGATGGTGAATATACAAAAGAACAAATAAAAAAAGATTTTAATTTAGCAGTAAAGTTGCTTATTAGTAATGTTAAAAAGATGCTAACAATGAAAGTGGCTGGTGTTAGTTCTGTAAGCCAAGGAAGTCAATCTATTAGTTTTGAAAACGGAGTTGAAGTATTTACATTAACTTCTGATGTACTAGCTTTATTGCCAAAGAAAAAGACTTTTAAAGTGTGGTGATAGTATGATTTTCTTTGCAGATACAATTATGTATAAGACCGAAAAAACAGAAATTAACCATGCTGGGCATATAAGTACAAGCTATACAAAATTAGATGATGCTTATTATGTAAATATCCAACCAATTGACGAGAAAGCAATAAAGTACACATGGGGAAGCGATATTAAGTCGAATTTATCTATGTATTCAGATGTGGATTTGAAAATTGGGGATATTGTAGTAATTAATGATAAGGCTTATGCAATAGAAAAGAGAATAGCTTGGAGTACATATTCCTTATATGCACTCTTAGAAAGTGATGAAGAAGTATTATGAGTTATAAGAGTAATATTCCAAGGATTAAAAGTTCCGTTATGGAAGCTTTAGAAGATGCAAGCCAAGAAATTGGAGTTACAGAACTTGCTAATATGCAGAGCATAGTGCCAGTATTGACTAGTACATTGCAAAAGAGTTTGACATTTAAAAAAGCTAAAAGTGATAAATCTTATTCCATAACATGGGGAAGTAATGTTGTTTACGCTGCCAAGGTTGAATTTGAAAACAAAAGTTATCTAAGAGCAGCTTTAAGAAGTGGCACTAAAGAAATGGAAGATATATTAAGAAAGCATTTAGGAGGGATAAAGTAATGAGTTATATTAAAGAAATATCGGATGAGATTTGGAATAAATTAAATGAGTTATCCCCTAATAATGTTTTTGATTTAATTCCAAGTAACTTTGATTTTGCTAAAAAAGTAGCAGTTGAATATAAGATTGGTGAAAATGTATTAGATCAAGTTTATAAAAGCCAGTACACCTTACAAATTAGAATTGTAGGGAATTTTAACACTCAATTATATAAAATTTTAAATTTAGCTGAATTTATAGACAAGGAAATGAACAAGGCTGAAATTCTTGAATCGAGAGTTACGAGAGAATCGCCTTATATGACAAGCTACAATGACGAAGATAAGTACAATGTGGTTTTACAGTATTTAATTAATAGATATTAAAAGGGGGACGATACTATGGCAGAAGCAAAAGTAAAAGAGTTTATTGTTGATACTCCAACTTTATACTATGGTGACATAGATTTAAGTAATCCAGACACTTGGGCAGAGTTATTAAAAGGAAAAGAGTTAGGATTATCTAAAGATGGAATAAAGTTCAGTTGCAAGCCAACAATAAGGCAAATTGAATATGATGGCAGAATGGAAAGACAAGTTCAAGGAATGGATAGAATTACGAAGTGGGATATATCAGCAGAGGGTGAGATAGTTCAATTTAGACCAGAATTATTACCAATGGCACTTATTAAAAAAGGCACTACAGAAAGCACAAAATTTGATTTATATACTCCATCTAACAAAATTGAAGATACTGACTATAAAATGTTAGTTATAGTTGGTAAGGTACATAATTCAGACTTGCCAATAATTATAGTGGTTGAAAATACCTATAATGGTGAAGGATTTGAGTTTGAGGGAAAAGACAATGATGAAAGTACAGCCACATTTACTATGAATGCGCATTACAAACAAGATAGTGATACTGCGCCTTGCAAGATTTTCGTAAAAAAAAACTAAATGAAGCTACTTCTTTAGTTGGTAAAGCTATAGTCGGCAAGGCTAGAGTAGGACAAAATTAAAGGTTAGGGTGTTCCTAGCCTTTTACTTTTATAAAAACGAGGTGTTTAAAAATGAAAATAAGTACACAACAATGTATTTCGATATTAAAATTCATTAATGCTATGGGAATTAAAAAAGACCTTATAGATGGTATTAAAAAGATTTTAGGGTTGAAAAATAATAGTGATTTATTAACTAGATCTATTGCTGAAAAACTTGGCGATAAAAAAGATGATATTAACGAAGTAGCAAAGTTCCTTATGGAAAATGAAGATATAAGGGTACAGAGGAACAGATTAGAAGAAGAACAACAAGGTTGTTTATTTGAAATTGTGTATTTAATTATAGAAGGTATTCCGAGGGCAGAGGATTTATTTTATAAGACTATTGCAGATATAAAAGGAACAGATGTAGAAGTTGTGAAAGGCACAGATGGTGCGGAAACAGTAGAGATTATAAAAGAAATAATAAATAGTGAGACTTTTATGGGTTTTTTCAAATTGACTATGAAGTAGAAAGGTTAGGCGGAAATTTAGTAGGTTTACTTATTAAATACAATATCTATTTCACAATACTTCATATGCCAATAAGCGAGAGTTTAGAGTTAATTGTAAGCATTGTAAACACCCATTATGAAGAAAGAAAGTATAAGGAATGGTTATTAGGTACTGTTCTAAATGGTATTGGTGGTGGAAAGCTACAATCTTATACAGAATTTTTAGGAATAAAGAATACAAGTAACTTTACTTCTTTAAAATCGGTTGAGGAAATTAAAAAAGAAAATGAAGAAATATTAAATAACTTCTTTAAATAATCCCAAGCGAGGGGGGTGAATATATGGCAGAAGCTTTTGTATTAGAAGGTAAAGTTTTATTAGATGCAAAAAACGTAATGAATGACTTAGACAAAATAGATAAAAAGGCAAGTGAAACTGGAAGCACATTTGACAAGATAAAAAGTAAAGCTGGTGAATTTAGTAAATCTTTAGATAAATGGGTTACTAGGGGATTAGCAGCTGGTGGTGCTGCATTAGGTGCTTTTGGAATAAAGGCTATAGATACCGCTAGTGATTTACAAGAAGTACAAAACGTAGTTGATACCACTTTCCAAGCTAATGCTGAAATAATAAACCAATGGGCGAAAGAAGCACCAGAAGCTATTGGTATGAGTGAATTAGCTTACAAACAATATGCTGGAACAATGGGTGCTATGCTTAAATCTATGGGAATGACTTCCGAGCAAACTAAAAACATGAGTGGAAATATAGTTGATTTAGCTGGGGATATGGCATCTTTCTATAACTTAGACCATGAAGTGGCTTTTGAAAAAATAAGAAGTGGTATTTCTGGGGAAACTGAACCTTTAAAGGCTCTGGGAATAAATATGAGTGTTGCCAATTTAGAAGCGTATAGATTAGCACAAGGACTTAAAAAGCCATACAATCAAATGTCGCAAAGTGAACAGGTTATGCTTAGATACAATTATCTGTTTGAACAGACCGCAGATGCACAAGGTGACTTTAGTAAAACCAGTGATGGATTTGCAAACCAACTTAGAATATTATCGCTAAGATTTCAAACTTTAGCAGCAGACATAGGAGAGAAGTTATTACCATATGCTTTAAAGTTTGTAGGCTGGGCAAATGAGAATATAGATAAGTTGCCAATGTTAGTGGGTATTCTAGGAGGATTATTAGTTACTGTAAAAGGCTTCTTTGTTATCACAAAAATAAAACAAGCTTTAGATGCTTGGAATATTGCTACTGCTACTAGTACTACAGTAACCAAAGGGGCAACCTTGGCACAAAAAGGATTGAATTTAGCTTGGTTATCTAGCCCAATAACATGGATAGTTGGAGGTATAATGCTTTTAATCGGTGCAATAGTGCTATTGTGGAATAAATCTGATGCATTTAGGCAAGATGTTATAAATATGTGGAACACTATAACAAGTGCATTCCAAAGTTTTGACGATTTCCTAAACAATATATTCAGTGTCGATTGGTCAACCGCTTTTGGAAGTTTTGGTAATGTCGTAAATGCCTTTTTAGTTAATGTAAAAGGTGTATGGGATTCAATTAAACAAGTATTTAGCGGAATAATTGACTTTATTGGCGGCGTATTTAGTGGAGATTGGGATAGAGCATGGCAAGGTGTAAAAAATATCTTTGGTGGAATAATGGACGGATTAGGTGCAGTTATTAAAGCTCCACTTAATGCAGTAATAGGACTTATAAATGGTGCTATCCAAGGTATAAATGATGCTATAAGTTTTACAGTGCCAGATTGGATTCCTGGTTTAGGCGGTAAGGGATTTAGCGTAAATATTCCTAAAATTAATTATCTTGAAAATGGTGGTATATTTACTAGACCGACAATGATTTCGCCAAACATTATGACAGGGGAAAAGAATAAAGGAACACAACCACAAACAGAAGTTATGATACCACTTGATAGGCTTGAACAATGGATTAAATGGCTAGCAAGTAGACCAGTTGCAATAGATGGTAGAGAATTAATGAGAGTTGTTGCACCATATCAAAATGAATTTGAAGAATACAATAATAGATTTGCATATTAGGAGGGGATTTAATGTTAAACAGATTTATATTTAATGGAAAGAAAAATTATAGTGATCTAGGTTTGTTGGTTAAATCCCCAATTAATATTCCGATTACCCAAGAAAAAGTTACGGATGAAGAAGTCGAGGGAAGAAACGGAACTTTAACCATATCAACTGGCGCATATCCCGACAAGGTACTAGATATAGAAATAGGGTTAGAGGATAACGAAAACTTTTGGAAATTTTTTGACCAAATAGATGACTGGCTAACTAATATAGAAGATAATAGATTGATTTTATTAGATAGACCTAACAAGGCTTACAGAGTTAAAAGAGTTAATAAAAGTAATTGGGTACAAGAGATTAAGTGGGAAGGTACAACAACTTTATCTTTTCTATGCGAACCATTCCTTACAGAGATTGAAGAATATCCAATAAATATATTAAATACAAATAATTTTTACTACCAAGGAACATATCAAGGCAAAGTTAATTTAAAGATAAAGGCTACCGGGAACATACAAGTTGTGTTTAATGGTGAGCCTTTTATTATTGAAAATGTTAATGGGTTTGTAGAAATAGACGGAAAAAGTCTAAGGTGTGTAAATGAAGATGGTACGAACCACGATTTTACCGCTACATTCTTTCCAACGTTGCAGAGGGGTAATAACACTATAGAACTTATCGGAAATATCACAGAAGCTATTATGTTGCCTAATACGGCATATTTGAATTAGGAGGTGCTTTTATGAATGGAAATATAATAAAAATAAGTCATTTTCCTAAAGGTACTCCTAAGGACACAGTTTTAACCAAGACAAGAACCGTATTAGATAATATCTGCAGGAGTTGCAACGTTGAGGAAGATATAACAAGTGGAAACTATGTTTTAGATGCAGAATTTCTAGTAGATAGTGGAGGATTATGGAACGAATTAGTTGAGGAAAGCATATTAAAATGTCAACTTGACTATGGAACAGAAATATTTGTAATAAAGAAGGTTAAGAAACAGAGTAGATATATTACAGTTACCGCAGTGCAAATGACAATACATGCTTGTAATACGTTATGGTTAGAAGATGTTAGGCCAACAAACACAAATGGTCAAGGTGCATTAAGTCACATGCTTGCTAATGCTATAGGAAAGAAAAAAGAAATAGTATTGCAATCTAATATTTCTGTAATGAATACTGCTTATTACCAACGTAAAAAGCTACAGGAAGCGTTGTTTAGTGCTGACAATAGTTTTATCGAGCGTTGGGGTGGTGAGGTTCTAAGAAGGGGTTACACACTCTCTATAAACGATAGAATCGGAATGGATAGAAAGGTTGTTATTCGTAGAAGTAAAAATTTAACAGGATTTGAAGGGACTACAGATTTAGACCAACTTTGTACCATGGCAAAAGGTGTAGGATTTGACGGAATTACTCACGAAGGTTATATAATGTCACCACTTGCAGAGCAATACGACCAGTATTATCCTCGAGAGTTTAAATATGATGATGTTAAAGTCAAAACAGAAAATGATACAGAGGGTTATGATACTTTAGAAGAAGCACAAGCCGAGTTAATCAGAAGAGTTAATTTAGAATATTCTAAAAATCATGTTGACGAATTAAGGGCAGAATATAATCTTAGTTTTATACCTTTAAGCATGACCGAGGAATATAAGCACCTAGCAAGTGAGGTTATTTACTTAGGTGATACTGTTAAAATACAAGAAACATTGTTAGGAATAGATTTAAAAGTTAGGGTTATTAGTAGAAAATATGATGTTATGAAGCAGAAACCTATTTCTATGACTTTATCTAATATTCCAATTGAAGAAAAAAGAACTACAGTAAGTGATAGTGCTATTATTAAGCAGCTTAAAGACCAAATAAAGCAAAGTAATAACTCGGTTGCAGAGTATGTGCAAAGTATGATTAATAGTGGTTCTACAAATTCCTATGTACTTTATAGACAAAATGAAATATTGGCTATGGATAGCAAAGATATAAACAGTGCAATAAATGTAGTTAGACTTAATAAACATGGTTTAGCTTTTAGCCAAACTGGTTATTATGGCGAGTATACTTATGGATTTACTATAGATGGGGTTTTAAATGCTAGTCTAATTAGAACTGGAATACTTACTGCTATTCTAATACAAAGTGTTAGTGGGGATTGTAGTATAAACCTAGAAACAGGGGAAGTTAACTTTAATAAAGGAATAATAAAAGGATTAAATTCAGAATGGAATTTAAATACTGGAACCTTTAAAACGGAAAAAATTGAGCCATATGGGACTTACTCAACAGAAATTGGCGCAGGTAGAATATATTCTAGAAATTTATTAGATGTGAGAGCCGATAATGGAATGAATTTTAATGCGGATAATTTTGCATGGTTCAAGAGAGAGGGTGGCGGTTCCATTATGAGTTTAGGAGTAGAAAATAAAAGATTTGATGTTGTTATGGATAGAATATATTTAATAAGTGACCGAAATACAAGTATAGATATAGAAGAAGGAAACATAAAATTATATGGAAATGTTTTTATAAATGGAGTTTCCTATAATTCTGTAATAGCAAGTCTAACTAATTTAGAAATACGAGCTATGCAAAGCGAGGGAATAATATGATAAACGAAATTTATGTGATATCATTAGCAAACTATATAAAAAGTGGTGTGATAAATCCCAAAACTAATAATCCTTTCTGCATTGAAGATATAAAGAAAGAAGAATATATAGAACCGGTAAAGATGAAGATAGAGGAAATGGGGGTAAGGAAGAATGAAATTAAAGCCGCAAATAATTAAAGTGCATCTTAACAGTAGTAAATACCAAGAACCTATAATAATCAATCAATATAATCGGAATATTCCTTTTATATTTGAAGTATTTAACCAAGACGGAACTCCCGCAGTTATAAACAGTAATGACATTATAAAAATAGAAATGGCTTTAGGAAATATAGCGATAATAAAATCCACTGGATTTACTATAGATGGAAACAAAGTATCGTGGGCATTAGATAGAGAAATATCTTTAAATAGTGGAAATGGTACTTTTAATTTTATATTAGAAGATTCTAATACTAGAGTTAGTAGCAGCAAGATAGATGTCATAGTGCAAAGTAACAGTATAGACGAAAAAACTACACCTAGCAGCTTTTTAATAACAGTAATGGAAAAGCTACAAGGCTTAATAACCAATGCTAGTAAGATATATACCGAAGCCAATTTAGCCAATTATGTTAAAAAAGTGCAAGGAAAAGATTTATCCAGCAACGATTATACAAGTCTAGAAAAAGCGGAAGTTGCAAAAGTAAAAGATAAATTAGACAAAGCAAGTTTATTAGACTTAACTTATCCAGTTGGTTCTATTTATATGTCTGTTAGTAATGTTAATCCATCAAATTTATTTGGGGGTACTTGGGAATCATTTGCATCGGGTAGGACTTTAGTTGGGGTTGATACATCACAAACAGAGTTTAATACAGTAGAAAAAACTGGTGGTTCGAAAACACATAAGCTAACAATCCTTGAAATGCCCAGTCATGAACATCCAACAAATATTAGTGCATGGGGTGGTGGTACAAACTATACTTTCCAAACTACCACAATAGAAACTGGTAGAGATGAGCATACAGGTTTAGTAGGTGGCAACAAACCTCATAACAACTTACAACCTTATATTACTTGTTACATGTGGAAAAGAACTAAATAGGAGGTAGGATATGGGGAATATATTAACAGAAGTAGTATTAACTGCTAAAGAAGAATTAGATGAAGCTTTAAATAAAGCAAGTAACGTTATACCGCAACTGATTGACGATATAGATAAAAAGTTAGAAGAAACTAAAGAATTAGTTGATGGGGCTGGTGCTGCTTCTAAGCAAGAAGTAGAAGAAGTTAAGTCGTCCTTGGAAGAAAGTAAGATTAAAATAAATACTAAAGTAGATAAAGTGCAAGGTAAAGGACTTTCTACAAATGATTATAGTAATAAAGATAAAATAGAAGTTTCAAAAATAAGTGAAAAGGCTGAAAAAACAGAACTAAATGCTATAAATGAAAGAATTAGTAATATTATTTCACATAACGAGGATGTGAGTGGTAATAGTGAGCTTATAGATATTAGAACAGATATAACTGGGAAAATTCATGGTTCAGCTGGCGATGCTATAAGAAACCAAATAACTACACTGAATAATGATACTGAAAGTTTAAGTAATTCTATATTTGAAGAAAATATTGTAGAGTGGGATAATACAAGAATAATAGACCATAATGGAGAATATGTAAATAAATCACCTAATGACTTTTATATAACATCACCAATTAAACTAAACAATGAAAATATAATCAATTTAACAGGTAAAATCCAATATGGGAATAATCTTGACTTTGTTAAAACATTAAATTTTTATAAGGATTTACCAATTCAACATTCAAATTTAATAAGTCAATCGCACCCTTTCGGAGCAACACAGGGTGGTTCTTATACTTATAACAATGAAGTTATTAAGAGTCCTTCTGATGCAAAATATGTTATATTATGCATTTACAAATCTTCTTATGAAAACTTAATTATAAAACAAAAAAGAGCAAATGATAAAGTTGATAAAATTAATCCAATAGAAGAAAAAATAAAACCACTCGATAATATTGGTAAATTAGAAAACTTAATAAAAAATAATATATTAGATGAATTTGCAAATAATGATGGAACTTTTTCATCTTCCAAGACTTACAAGGTAAGTAAAAATATAGCTGTAGAACCATCAACAAAATATTATTTTAAAAATTGCACCAAAGATATTTATATTAATGCTTATAATAAAAATAGAGAATGGCAAGAAAGATTTAGGGTTTCAGCTAATACAAATTATTATGTAACTGGTAAACAGGAATATTATGTTGATATATGTTGTTCTAACGAAGATGTTGAAGGTCAAGTTTTTGGTAGATATGAAACAGATAAGTATGTACCTTATGAAACTCCATTAATGTGGGATTTAAAAGATAATATATTTACTAAAAATATAATTGATGAAATTATGAAAAAAATACCCTCAATAAATACGACAGAGCCAACTACAACTATTATTTTTGATGATGGATGGAAGGAAGATTACACAGTGATGTATCCTTATCTAAAAGAGAAAGGAATAGTTGCTTGTACTGCTATTGTTACATCATACCAAGAAAGATACCCAGAGCAATATGTTAGCGTTGACCAAATCAAAGAACTAGAAAGTAATGGTTGGGAAATAATGTCACATACTCATAATCATATAGATTTGTCGACATTGAGTAAAGAAGAACAAAAAACAGAATTTGTAACTTCAAAGGAAAAATTAGAAAGTTATGGATGTCAAGTTGAAAATATTGTTTATCCTAAAAACCATTATAATCACGACACTATGTTAGCTGTTAAGGAGTATTATAAATCAGCATTCGCATTCAATGATGGTATAAATTATATAAATAATATTCCATTAAATCAATATGCTATATATAGAATAGCATTAGAAGAACCATTGGCTTGGAACAAGAAACATATTGATAAAGCATTTCAAGAAAATGCATGGGTAGTATTTATGGGGCATGGAATGTACTACAATCCAACTATGCATCCAGATGATTCAAAGTGGCCAGGAAAATGGGATGTAAACCTACAAAATGCTAAAGATAATATTGAATACTGTATTTCCAAAGGATTTAAAATTAAAACTGCTCGCGATGCACTAAATATGTTTGGGAATAACTAATAATTAATTCACAGTTGACCGAAAGGACGACATAACTTAATAAGATTTAAGAGAGATTTAGAGTAATTCTAAGTCTCTTTTTTATACAAAAAATAAGGAAGGTGGTACAAATGTATGGAGGGGGAAGTAATTAAATATTTTATAACACAAGGGGCATTTGCAGTGCTTTTTATGTGGTTATTGATAGATACTAGGAAGGATAGTAAGCAAAGGGAAGAAAAGTACCAACAGACAATAGATAAATTAGCGGACAAAATCAACATAGTTGAGGATATCAAGGAAGATGTTGAGGAAATAAAAAATAAATTAAATAAATAAGGGAGAGTGTTATTAATGAAAGAAAGAATCGCAAAGAAGTTAACAAGTGCTAGATTTTTAATGGCTATAATATTCACACTAGTTATAAGCTACATGGCTATAACTGGAACTATAAGTGGAGAGCAGTTCGTTCCGTTAGCAACAATGGTAGTTGCTTTCTACTTTAGTAGAGACAAAGAACAAAACATTAATCAAGAGGGGTAATATCCCCTCCATTCTATTTTAAGGAGGGATTTTATGGACGGAATTGATATATCACACCACAATAAGACTATAGACTTCAATAAGGTAAAAGCAAGTGGAATAGACACAGTTATTATTAAAGCTACTGAAGGGGGCTCTTATATAGACCCCAAGTTTCAAGAACATTATAACAGTGCAAAAGATAAAGGTTTTAATATCGGATTCTATCATTTCCTTTACGAAGAAAGCGACCCAATAAGACAAGCCGAATTTTTCTACAATAATATTAAAGATAAGCTTTACAATGTAATTCCTGTACTAGATGCAGAAAGAAATAACGGAAATAAGTTTAACAGAACTACTTATACCGATTTTTGTCTTGCATTTCTAAAAAGGTTCAAGGAATTAAGTGGAATAGATTGCATTCTATATACTTATACCAGTTTTGCGAATAATTTAATGGATAATAGGCTTAAACCTTATCTGTTATGGGAAGCTAATTATTATACCAACAATGGTCAAAGGCACAATAGAAAAGGGCTAACTAATATATGGGGAAAGGACATTGTAGGCCACCAGTACACTAGCACTGGTAGAGTAAATGGAATAAATACAAATTGTGATCTAAACGACTTTGAAGAAAGTATTCTATTAAACAAATCAGAAAATCTAAGTAAACCAGTAAATAATCCAGTTAAGGGGGAATCAAAATTGTTAGAAAAGTGCAAGGGAAATGTATTAAACTATGGAGAGAAAGGAACTTATGTATACTTAGCACAAAGTGCTATGAAAGCTTTAGGACTATATAATGGACCTATAGACGGTTCATATGGTCCAGCTAAAGGGAATGGAAGTTTTTATAAAGCTGTTGTAAATTTAAATGCTAAATTAGGATTTAACAATGACAGTAATTTAGGACCAGCTTGCTGGACTTATATATTAACTAAGTAGTATAATATATATGTAAATATAATTATCTATTTTATCAAAGCCAGTAGGTGGGGAGAAATCCTTGCTTACTGGCTTTTTTATTTTAAAGCTTTATTTATATTCCAAATAGTGGTAAAATATTACTATAAGGTGGTGATGGTTTGGTTAAGAATAGATTGTTGGAGATTAGGCTTTCATTAGGCTATAAAAAACAAAAAGAATTTGCAGAATATTTAGAGGTAAGTAAGGCTAGTTACAATAAATGGGAAAATAATTCTAGCCAACCAGGAGTAGAAACTATTTTACTTATAGCAAATAAGTTAAATTTAAAAATAGAAGATATAGTTTATTTAGAGAATATAGATTAATTCTGTGTTCTCTTTTTATTTTATATAGAAAAATAATTAAAGAAAAATAAAATTAAAAAATAAAAAAGAAAATTAGGAAACTTTTTATCCTTTAGTACATACATATAAACTATAAAGCAAGACAAAAGAGGTTAAAGTTGATTGTTGACTTAATTGAATTGCAAGAAGTAGAGATTAACAAAGTGGTTAATTGCATTAAAGAAGTAGGTAAAAGTAGAATCTATGCAGATACAGTTGAATACATTGTATTTTTAAAAGACGGAGGTATGTACTCTATATTCTTAGAGCAGCCTAAACTATGTTGATTTTATATATTAAGTTATTAGCAATGTTCTTATCTGCGTATGGATCTATTAATTTACTTCTTCCAGAAAAAATTAAAGATAAGCTTAAGATAAAAAGTAAGTTTAGATATTTTATAAAGGAAAAAGACTTAATTACAAAAGTTACAGATAAAGCTACTTTAGAAGATATAGAAGTTTATAAATGGGGATTTAAAGCTACATTAGATATAAGTAAGATATGTGCATATGAGGATATTGAAAAACATTCAGATTATCTTAAACAGATGTTTAGGGCGAAAGAAGTAAACATGATAAATAAGAATGGAACTGTTGAAATTGAAGTATTCAACAAAGATATAGGTGATATTAAATATGAATATGTAGATATGTCGCCGTATGAACTTATATTTGGCTATAACAAAAAAGGTGAACCAATAACAGTAAATATGAAGAAAACTCCGCATATAGGGGTACAGGGTGCTAGTAACAGTGGTAAGTCAAAAATGGTTGAACTAGCTTTAAGAAACTTAAAGGATAAAGCAGATGTAATATTATTAAATTGCTTTGAAGATGATTTTATAAGTATACCAGGAAGAAGAATAAACAATAATGAGGATATATTAGAATACTTAGAAAGTATCATAGAAGAACCATACATAAGAGAAAGACCACTATATCTATTGTTAGATGAGTTAAATGTACTTGGTAAAGATAAAAAGATTAACAAGGCTATTATGGATGTTTTAGCACAAGCTAGGCATTTTAACATCTTTTTAATTGCTCTTGGTCAGAGTTTATTGAAGGAAAATTGTCCATATAAGCAGTTGTTTAATGTTAGAGTTACATTCAGAGCGATAGATAGAAGCAGTATAAGTGCATTTTTAGGATGCACAGTAGAAGATACAAGGCTAAATCAAAGGGAATTTATTTGTTATTCAGATAGCATTTATAGGGGGAAGTCCTACCTACTATAAGTATTATGTTAAGCAGAATTGGTCGAAGTTTTCGTGTAGCAAGTGGAATGCGTAGTCTTGGAATACAACTTGTTGTTTACAAGCGAAGCATGGAATGAAGCGGAACGAAAGCTGAGAACAATCAGGCGAAGCCTAATAACTTGATAGTAGTGGGGTAATTCAAATTAGATGAAAAAAATCGAAAATCTATACAACTTAAAAATAATTACTAGCGGTGATAGATTGGAAATCTACAAGATAAATAATTATTTGGCAAGAACGGATTTTGAACGTGAAATTGAAAAACCACAAGATACTAAAGATAATGAAAAAGGGATTCAATCCTTAAAGGATAGGAAGGCTACATTAAATAAGGCTAGAAATAACATTATGAGATTAATAAAGTCAAATCCAGATATGACCACCTTTATTACTTTAACATTTAGTAATGTTCCAGACTATAAAAAAAGCAAACAGTTGTTAAATATATTTTTTACTAAGCTTAGGAGGGATTATACAAATTTAAAGTATATTTGGGTACTTGAATTAGGGGAAAAGAACAAAAGGTTACATTACCACCTATTAACTAATGTTTTAGTTCCTTTAAATTTAAGCGGAAACAACGAAACAAAATCATTTGATCATAAGATTTACGAAGAACAATTTAGAAAAGCTTATTGGCCACATGGCTTTGTAGATATTAGAGATTTGAACCAGGAAGACAATACTAATATAGCTTTATATGTAAGCGCTTATATAGTAAAAAGCTTATTAGATATAAACATTGACGGCAGAGTATATGGATATAGTCATAAAACAATAGATCGTCCAGTTGAAACCAAGCTTTATTTAAATTGCAGCATAGAAGAGTTATTAAATCATTTCAAAGAGTATAAGATTGATTATACAAATAGTTATAAAATTGGCTTTACAGATTGGCAAGGCGAACGAAAAGGGACAGTAACCTATTTCGATATGAGTAAAAAATAATTATATAAGGAGAGTTAAATTATGAAAATAAATAATGTAATGTGTTTAGTTAGTTCTAGAGAGGAAAAAATAAATAAGAATACTAATTTGCCTTATTGGACAACAAGTATAGTCACTTTAGATGGTGATGGTACTGCTTTAAATATTACAGTAAAAGAGAGAGAATTGGCAGAAAAGTTAAAACCTATGTTTAAATACAATCTTAATTTAAATTTATCAAATAGCCAATATGGCATGAGAGTTGAGTTAGCAGCATTAAATCCAATTGTTAAAGAATTGGGATCTATAATAGACGGAATACCACAAGGGAAGTAATTGACAAATTATACCTATATTGTACAATATAATTAAATAAAGGGAGGTATTTAGATGAAGAAGAGATTAACTATTTTATTAAGTGGATTGTTATTATTAGGATTAGTTGGTTGTGGGGGAAGTAAAGCTTATGAGCCAACATTATCAGATACTGGTGTTGTTTATGTAAGTAAAAGTAATCAAAATGCAGATGGAACAAATGCAAGTATTAATGTAAAGAGTGTTACCAGAGATGAGGATTCTATAATAATAGAAACTGATAATCCTACAGAGCAAATAAGCTATGCTAATAAGAAATTTTTAGCATTTGCATTAATTGATGAAGAAGGTAAGGAATACACTAATATTTCTGGAAAAGTAACTGATAATAATGGTAGCGCAAAAATAACTATTACTGGCGAAGATGCTGGCAAAGGCAAGTACATTCAAATAATGCCTTACAAAAGCAATGATAAATATATAGAATTTGAAGTTAAATAATAAAGTAAGCTAGGGTAAAATATATATCCTAGCTTTTTATGTTTAATAGATATTATGTGCATTATTTTTATTTATAATAATTTCCCTCATCTTTCCCACACTTTTCCCACAAAAGTATTAGATATTATTTAGTATTGCTTTAGTATAGGGTAGTTTAATGTTAGATAGCATCTATATTTTAGAACTTGAATAGTTTTATTTAGTGAGGAAAAATAGAATCAGGGGTTCGATTCCCCTAGGGACTACCATTCAAGCTATACCAATGCTTTATAGAGTTTTGGTATAGCTTTTTTAATTTTACTCCCACACTTTTCCCACATGAGATATTATAAAAAAGGTGTGATTTTAAAAACCACACATAGATAATATATCTAAAGTTTTTTCTTTTTCTTTTTTCATAACATGTGTATAAATATTAGCAGTAATATCTATACTACTGTGTCCTAATATTACAGATACGGTTTTTAGCGGTATTCCTGCTTCAAATTGTTTAGTAGCATATGTATGTCTAAGGGCGTGGAATTTTATGTGTTCTATTTTATTTTCTTTTAAAAAATTAGACCAAGCTTTACTTAAATTACTTGCATTCATAAGATTGCCTTGCAAGCTTAAAAAAATATACCCTTTATATTCAGTAGAATATGTTTTACATTTTAATTTTTCTTCTTTTTGTAACAGTATAGATTTTCTTAATATATCAACCAAAGAAGTAGGCAGTGGAATTATTCTATTACTTTTTAAACTTTTAGTATCTTGTATAAATGTGGATTTATATTTACTACCATCATCATTATATAAATAAGTTGTTGAAACGGATTTGTTTATATGTATTTCTTTGTTTTTGAAGTCTATATCACTAGTTCTTAATCCCAGAATTTCTCCAGATCTCATTCCAGTAGCTAAACTAATTAGTGCTATATATTTAATCTTACTATCTTTAGAGTTCGCAATATTATTAATATCTTTATCGCTTAAAATTGTAAATTCTTTCTTTTTTACATTATCTTTTGGTATTGTTACTTTTTTGCCAGAACATGGATTTTTAGCAATATAACCATTATCATTTAGAAAATTAAAAAATTGCCTTAATAGTTTATGTAAATTTTTTATTTGACTATATGTTTTTTTATTCTTAGCTAAAGAGTTATAGCATTTTTGTATGATAATAGGATTAATATCTTTAATTTTTACATTTGATATAACTGAATTTTCTATATAAAGTCTATAAATTCCATCATATCTAGCAAACGTAGAAGGCTTAACAGAAGGCTTAACCATAGTGTTTAACCATTCTTTCATCATATTCCCTACAAACTTATTGTCATTATTTGTGATTCCTAGATTCATTTTATTTATATATTCTTGCTTTTTTGCATTAGCTTCTTTTTCGCTAATGCCATAAAATTCTTTTCTTATAAGTTTACCGTTTGAATCCCTACCTATTGTTAAGGTAGTTCTAAAGTAGGCTTTCCCATTTTTAACACAATTAGTTTTTCTTGCCACTGTCTTGTTCTCCTTTCGTATATATTGTCTTTCCATTTTTTTTTAAAATTATAATTTTTGACAAAATACTTTTGTCAGTACCAATCATTTCATCCTCCACCCCTCTTGTTCGGTATACCGAAGACCAAACATGTGTTCTTGTTATAGGTAAAAAATATTGCAAGAATTAACTTGCAATTATAAAAGCTTTTTAACATTAAAACCGACACTTTCTAGCTTCCCAAATAGTTTTTCAATTTCTTTTTTTGTTAAATGTAAAGTTTCATCATCGAACTCTATTTCTATTAAATCTCCATTAATATTTTTCGAAATATAAGTTTGATAATCATCGTTTCTCATTAATAAAAAATCACAATTTACATTTAAAAAATCAGCTATTTTTTTTAGAGTATCAACGTCTGGGTTTCTTTTCCCGCTTATATAATTACTTATAGTTGCAGGATTTAAATTTATAGCATCGGCAAGTTCTTGCTTTTTTATTTCTTTTAAATCAAGAAGAAATTCAATTCTTTTTCCTAACGTATCAAAGCTTTTTATATTCATATATTACACCTCTTGTTTATTATAAACGTTTTGCTAAAATATAAACAAAAACTTTTCAAAAAGAAAATTTTTTTATATCAAGGTATTGACACTTTACATAACGAAAAGTATAATTAACTTGTAAGGTCGATATGAAAAGGAGGTGAAGTAAGATGAATAGGGATTTTGCAAAAAAGCCAGAGTTTTTAAGGCTTGGTTTTAAGTTAACAAAACTTTATATAAGTAAACAATTAGGGATATCAGTTCCAACTCTTTCTAAAAAAGAAAAGGGGATGAGTGAGTGGACTAGAGAAGAAATGTTAAAGTTAGCTGATATATATAAAAACTATGATCCAACTTTGACAGTAGAGAATATTTTTTTTAACTAATACTTTTCGTATTGAAAATATAATGGAGTGTGACTTTTCGTGAGACTACAAGAGGTAAGAAAAAAACAAGGAATTTCTTTAAGTAAATTGAGTAAGATATCCGGGATTTCCGCTAGTTATTTAAGCGAATTGGAAAAAGGGAAGTATGAAGCTACAGAAAGTAAAATAATTAGATTATCTTTAGCTTTAGGTATTACTCCTAATGACTTACTTGGTTTTGATGACTTAGTTGAAACTTTAAAGAAAAACTTGTTATAAGCAAAAAGGGGGGTGGTAATCATGGATAAACTTACAGTTAATTTACAAGAAGCGGCAAGTATAACCGGAATAGGAAGATGTAAGTTAGAAGAACTAGTTAAGAGTTCCAGCGACTTTCCATATTTCAGAGTTGGGACAAAAATACTTATATATAAAGAATCTTTAAAAGTATGGTTAGAAAAAATAGCAACTGAACAAAGAATTTTATAGGCAATATAGGACAAGCTTTAGATTGAAAAAATAGGAGGAATGTAAATGAACGATATACAAATTTTCAACAATGAACAATTTGGACAAGTAAGAGTAATTACTAAAGGTGGAGAGCCTTGGTTTGTAGGAAAAGATGTTGCGGGAGTACTAGGGTATTCTGATACGAATAAAGCAATATCAATGCATGTAGACATAGAAGATAAACTCAACGACAAAATGGAGTCGAGATTAGGGCAAAGAGGTGGTTGGTTAATTAATGAAAGTGGACTTTATTCATTAATTCTAGGAAGTAAGTTACCAAGTGCAAAGAAGTTTAAGAAGTGGGTAACAAGTGATGTTTTACCTTCTATCAGAAAACATGGAATGTATGCAACAGATGAACTTATTAATAATCCAGACTTGCTAATAGCAGCAGCAACCAAGATCAAGGAAGAAAGACAAGCAAGGCTTGAAGCTGAAAAGCAAAGGGACAAGTTAATCCACCAAAACAAGCTATATACTACAAGCGAGATTGCAAAGGAACTAGGATTAAAGAGTGCCAATAAACTTAATCAACTACTTGCAGAAAAGAAAATCCAGTACAAGCAAAATAAGACCTGGTTACTTTATTCCAAGTATGCAGATTGTGGCTATGTAAGTATCAAGCAAGACATTTTAGATAGTGGACATATTATCTACGATAGAAAGTGGAGTGGTGCGGGTAGAGATTTTATCTTAAATTTATTTTCTGAATAAGGGAGGCAAATATGGATAAACAATCAAAAACACTTTTTAAAGAGGAATGGAAAGATATAAAAGGATATGAAGGTTTATATCAAGTTAGTAATTTAGGGCGAGTAAAGAGTTTAAAGTTTAAAGGTAAAAATAGAGAGCTGATATTATCTCAAGGAAAACAATCTAATGGGTATCTATTTGTATCTTTAGTTAAAAACAAAAAAATAAAAACGAAGCGTGTTCATAGATTGGTTGCTGAAGCTTTTATAACCAACATCAATAATTATCCTAGCGTAAATCACATTAATGAAAACAAAGAAGATAATTCGGTATGTAATTTAGAATGGTGCTCTGTATATTATAACAACACTTATGGAACTAAATTAGATAAACGAAGAAAAAAAGTTTTGTGCGTTGATACTGGGAAAATATTTAATTCAGTAAAGATATGTGCAGAAGAAATAGGGGTATGTAGCAGCTATATAGTTAAGTGTTGCAAAGGAAAAAGGAAAGCGGCTAAGGGAATGAAATTCAGGTATGCAAAGTAAGAAAATGGACAGGTAAAGGAAGGGACTTCATATTAAATTTACTTAAGGAGGAAATGTAATGGAAAAGACTTATAAAGGCTGGGAAATAGCCAAAATGATTTCAGAAGGTGAACTTAAAGATGGAACAGTTATCAATAGTAAGGGCTCAAAATTTACTGTTTTATATGGGTGTTTAACAAATGGTCTTAATGAAAAGTATTCACGACACGTAGAAAGTGGAAATAGTTTTTTAACATCTACAAGTAGAACCTTTTCTATTGAAAGAAAAAAATACTCTTTTGCAGAAGCATTTAAGGCTTATGAGGAAGGTAAGGAAATAGAGTGTTGCTATAGTGGGCAAATGCTAAAAAAAGAAAACGAAAAAGATTATTGTTTTGATTATAAGAAAGGAAAGTACGTACCATTAAGCTTTGATGAAACTTTCTTTGACATAACTAATATTAGAAGTGAGTGGTACATCAATGATTAAGGATTTAGCATTTAAACACAAAGTATTTCTAGAAAATTTAGGAATTGACTATAACAACTATTTATTTATCGGCAAGGGTGCTGATTACTACAGATTTATGGACAAGCACTCTAAGCGAGTATTTGACATAAGGAGGTAATTGTAAATGAATATTAAAGAATTGGAAAGGGGTATAAAAAATGTTGACAAGTAATGCAAGTATATTATTAAAAGTTTTTTCAAGCGTGTTTTTAGTAGCAGTATTCTTAATAGGATTTTTCTCATGGGGCATAGCAAAAAACAAGGTAGACAAGCTTAGAAGCGTTTTCTTTACAGTAGGAAGCTTAATAAGTTTTCTATACACAATAAATATTTAAGGAGGTGAAATAAATGACAGAAGAATTAGCAAGAGATAGCCAAGGCAGATATGCTTATAATCCAGAGTATTTTGGTAAAACTGGTACACCTTATTCGCAAGATGATCATGATTATCTTGTCAAATGGTATGACAAAATCTCGCTTGAAGAAATGGCATTTGCACTAGAAAGAACACCAACAAGCATAGAAGCTAGAATGAGGTACTTGAAAAAGAATGGATTATTGTACACTTGCAAAACACCAGCACCAAAGCCACTAAGATACAAAGACATTAAATCTCAAATAGACACAGTGGTTGCAAAATATTTCAATGGCGTACCACTAAATGTAATTTTACAAAAAAATAAGGCTAATGCTTAAGCACCACCAAAAGCAAATAGCCAAAACCAAATAATCAATATTAATTATACCAAATAAAATCAACAAATATCAAGAGGAGTGATTTATTAATGAGTAATGTTAAAGGTTATAAAGTTTTTAATCCCGATTGGACTTGCAGAGGGTTTCAATATGAAGTAGGTAAGACATTCGAACATGATGGAAATATAGAGTTGTGCGGCAGCGGTTTTCACTTTTGCCAAAAGGCTAGTGATTGTTTTAATTATTATAATTTCAATTCCAATAACAAAGTTGCAGAAGTTGAAGCACTTGATCTAGTTGAAACAGAAGGTAATAAGTCAGTAACAAATAAGATTCATATTATTAGAGAAATCCCATGGCAAGAGTTATTGGCTATTGTAAACACTGGCAAAGATTGTACTGGACTAGAAAACACAGGGAACAGGAACACAGGGGACTGGAACACAGGGGACAGGAACACAGGGAACTGGAACACAGGGAACTGGAACAC